GGGGTTACTACCAGTAGTACGAGCACAGGCTGGGCCGACAGCAGCGGCGCCTTCGGCCTGGTCGACGTCGAAGACGTCGACGACGAGGTATAGGCGTGGACTACCTGCCGCCGCCGACCGTCGAACGCTTTATGCACGACCCGGCCCGCATCCGCGTCTTAGTTGGCCCACTTGGATCTGGGAAGACGATGGGATGCATAATGGAGTTGATGAGGTGGGCGTGCAGCCAACCGGCCCATAATGGTGTCCGGTATACTCGGTTTGCCCTGATCCGTAATACTCTACAACAACTGCGCCAGACGGTATTGTCAGATACCATGTCGTACCTGGCGGGTATGGCACACTACTACACAACCGACTCGACCATCCAGTTTCGACTGACGCTACCAGACGGTACCCGATTACACTCGGACTGGATGCTGTTGCCATTGGACTCGAAGGAGGACGTGAGGCGGTTGCTCAGCTTGCAGCTGACGGGCGCGTGGATCAACGAAATCCGCGAAGTACCCTTCGACATCATGCGGCCGCTACTGGGAAGATGCGGAAGATATCCTTCCAAGGCGCTTGGCGGCGCGGCACGACGAGGAATTATAGCAGACACCAACCCCTGGGACACCGATTCACCTTATCACGATCGGACCGTATTAAACCCGCACCCGGCGTGGAAGCTGTTCCAGCAGCCGTCCGGGTTGTCGGCGGAAGCCGAGAATGTCGAGAACCTTCCCGAAGGCTATTACGACGAACTCATGAGCGATAAAGACCCGGATTGGTGCTCGGTCCATGTCGAAGCGCAGTGGGGGGTTTCCAACGCCGGCCAGGCGGTATTCAGAAGGACGTTTCATGCCCCGACCCATGTGAAAGATATGGGCGTAGTCGTAAACCCGATGCGGCCGGTGATGGTCGGGATGGACTTTGGAAGAACACCATGCGCGGTCATCGGCCAGCACGACAATTATGGCAGAGCCATAATTATGAAAGAAATCGTGACGGAGAGCATGGGGCTCATCCAGATGGTCGAGGAACATCTGAAGCCTGTTTTATTGGCCCCGCCCTTTGCCGGCCGGCGAGTATTTATCGTCGGCGACCCGGCGGGCGCCGCCAAGTCGCAGCTCTCGGAAGAAACCAATTTTGATATTTTGAAAGAACAGGGGTTTATGGCGTACCCCGCCTCGACCAACGCGATCGAACCAAGGTTGCTCGCCGTCGACAGATTGTTAAGACAGACTTTAATGGGCGAGCCGGCGTTGCAGATATCGAGGGTAGGTTGCCCGACCCTGATTCAGGCGATGGGCAACAAATACAGATACCGAAGGAAGCGCGACGGTCAGATAGAAGACCTTCCGGAAAAACTACATCCCTGGAGCGATATCGTCGACAGCCTGCAATACTTTTGTTTAGGGACAAGCATGAACCTGACCGGCCGCGCGCTGATGCGCGAGCGCAGGTACGCCCAGCGCCCGATGGCTCAAGAGCACGTCAGCGCCGCCGGCTGGACGTGAGGGGGTGGACGGGCCCCTGATAGCTGCGGCCCTCGCCATGGTGCTGTTGCACCGGGCCGACGGCGGCGAGGTATCTATCGTCGTCCCCCACGTCACCGGGCTGCACGCACCCGCGCCGCCGCCCAACACCCACAAGCTGTCGCCCGCCACGGCCCACTGCGTCTTGTGGCTGGCCGACGGCCGGCTGCTGTCGGTGATCGAGCCGTGCGACGTCGTCAGGCGTCTACTCGACGAGGCAGGGCGTTAGATTTTAGGCTGCGACCTTTTTACGAGACCTTCTCTTTTTGACGGGTACCTCGCAGCCTATGCTGGAGTTGAGGGCCGGTTCCGCGACGGGTACGAAAGCGCCTTCGGGGTTGCCGGGGTTGCCAGGGTTGTTTGACGAGGGGTTATTTTTCTTGCGTGGCGCAGAGGGCGTCGCCTTGGCCGTCTCGACCGTCGTTGCCGTCGCCTCGGCGGCGATCGCATTATTTACTATCTTACATATCTCGTCGCTAGGGATCGCGAAGCGCTGCCGCACGGTCGAGTGCAGTCTGCCGCCTATATTACCTCGCACTGTCTGGTACGCGATGGATATGTCACCTGTACCCTGGCGGTACGACAGTGTCACGTCGACACACGGCACACTGACACCAAGATGCTCGGCGATCTGTTTGCGGTCGGGGACCGGTATGGGAGGTGACGACTGCCACATCAGGACAAACAGGACCAACACCCGAGCGGTCTGGTCCGGCAGTCGCTGGGACTGCGACCTCTCGCGCAGCACGTTAGCCAACCGCTCAACGGCGTATTCCGAGATGGTTGGTAGATTAACCTTGGGAGGTGGCGGGCGCTTCGGCCCTCTGCGGGCAGCCATCTGTAAATTCTCCGAGTTAGCCCATGACCAGGACCCGACTTCGTTAGCCCTAAATCCGCGTCGCGTCAGAATCTAGTGGCTATTATATGGAGACTATATTTTCCTATTTTGTGGCAGTTTAGCGACGGTTTGCCTAGAGAAGTTGTATTTTTAAAGGCGTTAGCAATTATACCTCCTATATCCCGATGGCGGGGGGTATAACACAAGATGCAGGTTATAGGTTCTATAACAATGGTTAATAGCTTGCGTTTTTAGGGTGCGGCGGGGCGCCGCAGGGGGTTTAGCCTAGATTAAAACCATTATCAAATAGCTTCGGTTCCCGCGCGAACGGCGCGGGCGCCGAAACCTATAGGTTAGGCGGCGTACCACGTCTCAAGCTGGCACTCGCGGTCCCGAATCAGGCCGGCCGGCTCGATTGGCAGGGTGAGGATCGCAGCGGTCGCGCCGGGACCGTGGAACCGCGACCCCGACTGGATCAGGACCCGACCGTCGACGTTCCGGCGAATCGCGGGGCGGGGGTTGCCGCCGAACAGAAACAGCGAATCGGGCGGCACGGTATAGTAGCCGCCACTGAACTCACGAAAACTCCGGCGGGTCGCGACGGTCCAAACACTCATCGCCGCCGCAAAGCGCGCGCATACCGGGTCCAGCACGAGGTGACATTTCACCGCCGTACCGTCCGGCCCGATGACGTCCAGACGCGGTTCCGTCAGCTCGACCCAGTCGTCTCGGCCGGCGGCGTGCATCAGCGCGCCGACGGGTGAGCAACCGGGACAGGCGGCCGGGTAATGAAATGTCGTCACACCGGTGACGGCGGGGTAGTCCAACAGGGGGTGACGGATGGTCGGCCGCCAGCTCGACCCGAGCAGCTGCCCGAGGTGAATAACACAAGTGACACCAGCGCGGGCGAGGTACTGGTAAAAGCTGGCGAGGGCGCCGGGGCGGGCGGCGGCGCCACCGAGCACGGTCGAGGCGACGATCGCGACCTTGAGCAGGCCGTCTACCGTGTGAAGCACCATTTTCGCGACCTCCCGATGCTCGATAACGTTTATGTTTTGTTCATATAGAATCGTGTCGGGCATCGTAGGGCACCTCGCGGCGAGCGATGCGGATTCTACCGGCATGGCTCGTATTTGTTTTCGCGTGTGTGTCGGAAAGCAATCAGGTAACCGACCCCCTGTGGCTCTCGCGCTACAGTCAATCGCGTCGTTAGCGGGCAGGGCGGCGGCGGGAATTAGTCGTCGGAGACGGTTTCGGGTAGGGGTATGCCCGACTCGACGGTTGACCCCCTGTTTTTGGCCTTGCACCCCACCTCTACGGGCACGCAGGCGTTCCCGCCCTGCCTCGACCTTGGCGTACAGGATGCGGCGTAGCGGGACCGTCGCGGTTTCCTCGTAAGTCCACAGCGCCGCCTAGTGGAAAGATTTCCAGATCAGGTGCCCCGCTATCCCGATCTGCTCGACCGGCATCGTGGCGTCAGGAACGCCCGCCGCAACCAAAACACGAGCTAGTTCGTTCGACGCACCCATGCGGGAGCGGCCCTGAATAGGTCACGCCGTCGATTGTCGTCTCGGCCGTGTAGAAGCAGGATTTTTCCGGCGTCCGAGTATTCTCCTCGGGCCACATGCGGACGGTGATCATGGGGGGCCTTCCGTGGATGTACGGTACTGTACCCACGCCGTCGCGCCGAGTCGAGGGTATAGGAACGATATTCTCACGCCGTCGCGCCGCCACCTACCCCCGCCGTGACGCCGTCACGCAGAGATGCCGTGACGCCGTCACGCAGAGATGCCGTGACGCAGAGGTGTCGTATTTAGGTTTGGATTTTGGTGTTCTCGTCCTGGCACTTTAGGGGCGCGGGGGGGTGGTGGCCACCCCCCTTGGACAGCTACCCCCGGGGGGTGGGGGCGCCCCCGTCTGCGCGGTGACAGTTGCTACACGTAGTAACAAATCGAGGGTATTACTGAGACATTAAAACGAGCGAGCATTAGTGAGCGTTTGTGCTCGTAACTCGGACCGGATAACCAATCATGACAACCAAGATCCTCAAGAACGAAACCGCCGCCGCCGCTACCGACGCGCAGGAAGCCGCGCGCATCGCCGCACAGGCCGCGATCACGAAGGCGATTACAGACCAGGTGAAGGCAATCACGTCCGCCGCGACGGCGCGTGACGATGCTTTCAGCGCGTACGAAGGCAAGGTGAAGGAAGCGAGCGGCGCGCGCGAGTTGGCAATGCTCGCGTTGTCGAAAGCCGCAACCAAAGGCGATTGGTCCGAAGATCAAATCAAACTCGGTCTCGATAGCGCGATTGTCGCGGCGTTTGGCAACCGCCACACCGAAACCGCCGCGAACACCTTGCGCTCGGAATTGCGCCAAGCAATGAACCCGGCTTGCCGCGCGCAAGTCCCGCACATTATCGCGACGGCGGCGGCGGCATGGGACGCCGAGACGAAGGCGATTGAGGCGGACAAGTCCGCCGCAACGCCGCTCCGTGACGAGTACAAGCGCCGTCACCACATGATCGTGAAACACGTTCGCCTCGCAATCCCAGAGACGAAGACCGTCGGGCGCGGTGACGCGAAGCGCACCGAGACAACGCCAGCGATCACGTTCAAGTCCGCCGCCGACGTGGTGAAACACGTTGCGAAGGCTGCGGCCGCGAAGCCCGTCAAGTCCGCGAGTGACATTGCGGCTGAGAAGGTAGACGCGATCATCGCGAGCGTTAAGGCACTCGCTGACGAGTACAAGGCAACCGAGACCTTCGCGCCGATCGTGTCGGCGCTGGCTAAGGTGAAGGCGGCGGAATTGGTGAAGGAACCCGCCGCGCGCGTATCGGTGCAAGAGAACGCGATCACTGTTGCGCCGCCAGCCGCAAGCGAACCAATCGACGCGGCGGCGGAGCTTGACGACGTTCTGGCTCTCGCGACGCAGGCCGCAATCACTGCCGTGAAGGCCGCAATGGCTGCAAAGTAGCAGCCGCTACCTACAAGCCCCCGCCGGGAAACCGGCGGGGGCTTTTCTTTGCCCGAATGCCGGACCGCGACAGAGCCGCTACAAAGGCCGCCAAGCGGCCTGTTTGCTTTTTGGCTGGGGTAGTACCGCCCGACGCTTTTACCCTATCTGGTGACTCTCACAACGCGGCGCATGGCATGCTGGTGTCGCTGGTGTCGCTGGTGTCGCTGGTGTCGTTTGTCTCGATTGGATCTAGACCAACGGAAGTGACAGTACCATAAGCCGATTTACTACCCAAACGAGACGCGGAAAGTGTCTCACTGTCACTGCCTCGCTACGGTATACCCAAACGGACGCAATCGTCGGATTGACGCCGGATTTCGCCGGATTGGAGCGTGTATCAGCAAAATCAATAGGTTAGCATTCTAGTTGCGAGCCGTTCGCACAGTTTACAAAAAGACACATAAGCCTTAATCGTGCCTTATTCGTCGGATTGTCGCGCAAAACCAATGCCGTAGCTAAACTTACTACTTGTAGTAATAGCGCAGCAGCTTAGTTTTAAGCCATCCAGCCGCTTTCCCGATGGGGTTCTGAGCCGGAGGCGGGGAATTAGAGGGTTCAGAAAACGGCGAAAGCATTCTAAAGTCTACATATTATTATTATATATTATATTATCTTATTATTATATTTATATTATCCCTATTAACCGTCTGTTTTTAGGACAAGGGCCTTGTGCGAGCGAGGCAAAATCGAGTTCGAGTTCGTCGGGGGTGCGTAAATACACCCCCCTCCTCTGGAAAACGGAGGGATAATTAGAATAATTATTTTCATCGTTGCATATCAACAGCTTGGCGCCACGGCGCGACGAGGCAAATAACCCTCCGGACCCGGTATCATCCTCATTTTTCCTAAATACGCAGTCGAATATCCTATTTGCCAAATAGAAGTCCGCAGAAATCTACATTCGTGCGTGGCGCACGTGCGCCACGCACGAATGCTAAATAGAAGACCGGGCAGTCTGCGTTCGTGCGCCACGCACGTGCGCCACGCACGATTGCTAATCGGCAAACCATTGTGGTAGGTCGTATCGTGCGCCACGCACGATCACCTAATAACCGAGGTCGTGAGAATGACCGCAGTCGAGTTTTGCGCCGCCCTCGACCGTCTAAACTTCTCGCGCCGCGAGCTGGCGATTAATCTCGGCGTCGCCGACTCGACGGTCAATCGTTGGGCGCGCGGCGAGCTGCCGGTACCCCAATACGTCGTCTATGTACTGCTGCTTTTGCAGACAATCAACAACCTAACAGATGACGTAAGCCAATGTTAGCAAATACTTAGGGACGGTCGGGAACAACAAGATTGTTTAATTTAGTATTATATTTTACTTGACATTTAATAATATATGTGCTATAATGCAAATAAAAACAAAACGGCCCGGTCGGCGCCCTGGCAGCCTCGTCGTGGCGAGGCGACCAGGCACCGGCACTGCCACAAGTTGTTTCTGTCACCACCACATTGTCGGCGTTACTACACGTAGTACGAGCTTAGCGAGTGGTAGTAACCCCGGCACGGGTCGAGAATATAGGGGCTATCGGATGCGAGCAGCAGAGTTACTGCTGTATCTGCCCTGACGAGGCGACGGCGCCCCGGCACCGCCGGGAGTTACTACCAGTAGTACCTTAACCAATGCCGGTCGGGATCAACCCGGCCGGCCCCACTCGGGAAGGAGCTTAAACATGACCGTTATTCGTAACGCCTTCTACGCTTTGCTCATGGCCGTCGCGTCGGTCATAAGCGTGATTGTCTTCGGCGCCCTGGCGAGGGCGCTGTTCTAGTGATTATCAACGCGACCGACGGCAGCCACCGCGCGGTCCTTATCCCCCTCGCCAATGGCGAGGGCGTCGAGGTCGAGCTGTGGCAGACGGCGCCCGCCTGCCTTCTCGGTAGGTGGGTGCTGTCGTGCCCGTTTCACGTCGCGCTCGACGCGGTGCATGCCCACGTCGCGCCCCTAAAGCAGACCGACGGCGGCGCCGTGACTGGCACGTCGCTGCGCCACCGCGAGAAAACCACTGACCTTACCTACGACGCCGACCTGGGTCGGGTTGTCGAGACAAGGAGAAAATAATGGATACTACACGTAGTAACCCGCCGCGCGACATGGCGGCCGCCATCGACGCCCACCTGCGCCGTCACAAAGAGAAGAACGCGGGTCGAGGTAGGTGGGAGTACATGACGTGCTCGCGGTGCGACGACGGGCGGCGCCCCGACAAGTGCCCGGTCGCCGTGCGCCCCGGCTTGCTGGCCCTCGGCGTGTGCGAGTATCCGCGCGCCGTCAACGATTGATCCCGTAACAACTGCCTGACCAGATCGTCGATTTGGTCAATGTAACAACGAGAGTGCGCCGAGGTCCAAAGCTGGACTCTCGGCGCCTATTACCAGTAGTAAAAATATAAGACCTATAACTCAAGGATGGAACCAATGTTCGGACAACCGCGAAAGCCCACCTGCGTCCACGGCCACGACACGACCGCATGCGGTCGGAACCCACTGACCCGACGATGCAACGCTTGCATAAAGCAAGCGAACGACATTTACCGAGAGGTAAATCGCGAGGCGATCCGCGAAGCGCAGCGCCTCGACCGCGAGACCTATCGGGCTATTCTAGGACGGTCGAGAAAGTAGGAGGTACGATGGCACTACAACTGGGCGCCTTGCGCGACGCGCTGATCGCCGCCGGAGCGCCGCCTGACAAGGCGGACAAGGCGGCCGAGGAAGGCGCGGTCTACGAGAACCGCATAGCCGGGATCGAGACCCGCCTTACCGTCCTGACGTGGATGGTCGCGCTACTACTGGCCGGCGTCGCGAGCCTCGTTCTCAAAGCCTATACGTGAGTAGGCCCCGCCTCACGGCGGGCCACCAGCGCTCGCCGGCTCGTACTACGTGCAGTAAAAATATAGCAACTATCTCTAACTCGGAGAAGCCTGATGTCAGCTTTTGTCGTAGATACCGACTGCATGGACCGCGTGGTGCGCGGCTTCGAGATACAATCCTCCGGCAACTGCACCCGGTTAGGCCGCGATCTATTCAAGCTCAACATCGAGGCGGTGCGGCAGCGCTACGGCGATCCCGTCGACGAGATGCTGCCCGACGGCTGGACGCCTTCGGATTACGTCTACGTCGAGCCGCCGGCGGTACCCGGCGTCCCCTCGGACGTCGACAGCCTCAAGGCCATGCACTGCCTTATCTACCAGTGCAGCGAGGGCGACGTGCCCGAGCAGTCTCTCTACCAGATACTGGTCGAGATATCGCAGGCGCTGGAGCGGCGCGTGCTCGACCACCACAAGGTCGAGGACATCCACGATCTGCCCGAGTACCAGCGGGCGGCGTGGTGACGTACTACCCGTAGTAACAACAATTTAACTCGGAGAAATAGATCATGTCTCACGCTACCTATGCCTTCCTGATCGACCTCGACCCGACCGACCTCAGTGACCAGGAGATCATCAACCAGGCGACGTCCGAAATGTCGACCTGGGCCGAGCGGCATTGCGACGAGAACAACTGGTACCAGGAGGAAGCCGTCGTGCTGGCCGACGGCAGGGCTTTATCTATGGCGACCCCCGGCGACTACCGGGGCCGCGACTGGCTGGGCAACGAGTTCATCGGGATGCCGCAGGAGACGCGCTGGGAGCGGGCGCGCCTGTTCGCGATGCAGTGCGTCGCGACCGACTTCGAGCTGGGCGGCAGACCGTCGATCGGTCTGCCTCTCGGCGAGCCGGCGCCCGACCCGGAATATTGGTCGAGCTTCGAGCAGCTGCGCGACCGGATTATCGAGGAAGTCCCGCCTCGCCTGGCCGCGCTATGGGCCAAGGGGTCGCTATTGCACACCGGCGGTGCCGGCGGGTTTTCCTTGGACAACTACGTCAGGACCAAGTGGTCGCGGCAGTTTTCCATGTTCACCAGCAGTATGGACTACGGTCGCGACTGTGCGCCTTTTTGTGGGCATGGGACGCCTTACGACTATCGCGCTTTCGACCTGACCAACGAGGGCGACGACTACCCGAGGGCGATCCTGTTCGTAGACATTCACACGTGAGACGGCCGATGCCCCGATACGCCGTCCGGCTGCGCCACACTCTCCTTGAGGTCGCGACCGTCTACGTCGACACCGATAGCGCCGAGAGAGCCGCGACGCTGGCCCTGATCGACGCCGAGCAAAACGGCGCCGACTGGATGTTTGTCGAAATTCTTGACGAAGCCCGCGTCATCGCGGTCGACAAAACGAGCCGACGTAAGTGAAGCGCCCGACCCCCTGGTACGTCGGCCTCGGCCTAGTCGCGTGGCCGGCGCTCCTGTTATACGCCGTGGCTCTCAGCTGGTATCTCGCCGAGGCCACGGCGCCAGCCCAACCGCATCCGCAGGAGGTCAAAAATATAGGAACCATACGGTAGACCAACTAACCTCAAGACGTTAAAACTTATGGATGGAGCTTCTGACATGACCACCACACCTCTTGACCCCGTGCGCGAGGCACGGGTGCGCCGCATGGTGCCCGACCCGTCTACCGAGAAGCAAGCCTACGCCTTTGCTACCGTCGACGACCTGATCGCCGCCGGCTGGGCGGTAGATTGAAATACTACTCGTAGTAAAAAATCATAACCTACGGATGGAACAAATGGACCTCGTTAGAGCAAAAGACTACCTCCTGCGTACCCACCTCGCGGCGCTGGATCGTGGGGAACGCGCGAACGCTTATTGTCTGGCGTCTTCGCCGGGCGTCGGCAAGACCGAGGCGCAGGGCCAGTACGTCGAGACGCTGGCGCTCGCCTTGAACAAACCCGTCGCGATGATCGTGTTCATGCTGGCCACGGTCACGTCGCCGGACATTCGCGGGTTCATGATACCAACAAAAAGTCCAACCGGCGGCGCGCCGCTGACCGTGTTCAGTATGCCGCCATGGATGCCGCGCCCCGACGGCACCAACGTCTCCGTCTGTGTTCCCACAGGGAACACGGACGACCCGGTCGAGTGGCACGACGTCGGCCAATGGGACGGGCCCCTGCCGGAGGTCGGGGTTCTCGTGCTCGACGAGTGGGGCCAGGCCGAGGAGGACGTCAAGAAGCCCGCCGCCGAGCTGCAACTCAACGGTCGGTGCGGCGACTGGAGCCTGCCTCGCGACTATCGCGTCGTGAGTTGTACGAACCGCGTGACCGACCGCTCGGGCGTCCTGCGGGAGATGATGTTCATCGTCAACCGCAGAGGTCTCCTCAATATCGACGCCCGGCTCGACCCCTGGCTCCAGTGGGTCGAGACGCAGCGCGACCAGTACAGGCCGCACTACCTCACCGTGTCGTTTGCCAGAGCCCACCCAGGGGTCGTGTTCAGGGACACCGTCCCTGACGGCTCCGACCAGTTCTGCACCCCGAGGTCGCTCGTCCTGATGGACAAGGACCTTCGAGGTATCAGGACGCCGGCCCAGGTCAAGGCCGGGGAACTGTTGGACCTGGACGACCCGATCGCCCACGAGTGCGTCGCGTCCTGGATCGGCCCCGGCGCCGCCGGGCAGTACCTGGCGCACCTCAAGTTTGCGGACCAGCTGCCCGACCCCGAGGACATCATCGCCAACCCCCTGACGGCGAAATTACCTCCCCGTCAGGACGGCCAGATGGTGTGTGCCTTCAAGCTGGTCGAGCACATCGACGAGGACAACGCCGGGCCGTTCCTGACGTACATCGCCCGGATGCACCAGGACATGGGGGTGCTCGCGGTCACCACCATCAACCGCGATCCGCGTCGCGCCAAGTTCGTGTACCCGCTGCCCGAGTACCGCGAGTACCAGCGCAAAAACAAGGGCGTCTTGTTGGCGGCCAATAGTTAAAGGAAAGGGAAAGGTAATTCGATGGACGACATGCTGGCGATCTTCGCCTGGACCGAGGTCGACCCGGACAGCGGCGAGGGGGTCATCACGACGATGATGCCTGCCCTCGATAACCGTTTGTGCAACTTGCAGAGCCGCAAGCTGGAGGTCGCGCAGCAGCTACGCCCCCTGGCGGAGGCGCACCATCGCGCCACCGGCCATCGGGTACGGCTGGTGCGCTTCCTGCGCGACGACGTGTTGGAAGACCTACCGGGCATCTGACCGAAATCGGCGGGGGTTACTACGCGTCGTAACCCCCGCCACCTATAAAATATAGGAGCTATCATGAACGACATGACCATTGCCGTCACCCCCGACACCGCCTTGCACGACCTCGGCAAGGCGTTGCAGGAGGCGGCGCTTCTGGCCCACGTCAAGATTTCCGTGTGGGACGGCATGAAATCCGACAAGGCGGTCCTCGAAGAAGTGAAGCAGCGCCACGGCGCGCGGGGCGACGTCGGCAAGATGATCAAAAACCTCTTGGCGGGCGCCGACGGCCCCCTCAAGAACCTCCGGTCGGCTTACGCCGCGGTGCGTACGCGGCATTACGAGCTGACCTTGCCCTGGGTCTCGGACCTCGCGGCCGAGCGCAAGACCGGGCCGAGATTACTGCCGCACCCGCTCTTTCAGCGGTACCTGACCGAGCTGGGCACCTTGAAGCGCGCCGCCTACGACGCCTTGGAGGACTTCCTGCCGAGGTATCCCGACCTCGTGTCGACGGCCCGCCAGAACCTCGGCGGCATGGCCGACAAGGACTATCCCACCGCCGATGACATCCGCTCGCGGTTCCGCATCTATCAGGACTTCGAGCCGATCCCCGACGGCCAGGGTTTTCGGGGCCTGCCGGAGAACATGCTGGACCGGCTCAGTAAGCACCTCAACGACCGGCAGGAACGCCAGCGCCAGGCCGCGAGCGACGCGATGTGGCAGGAGGCCAAGGACCGCATCGGTCATCTGGTCGAGCGACTGGCGACCGAGGACGCCAAATTCAAGGAAGCCTCGGTGCGCGCCGTGAGAGAACTGGTAACTCTGTTACCAGGGTGGAACATCAACGGCGACGGCCGCGTCGCGGAGATCGCCGCCGACATCGAGGTAATGTTGGAAGGCGTCGAGGCGGCGGATCTGCGCAAAGATGCGCAGATGCGATCCAACACGGCGGACGAGGCCAAGCGGATCGCGGCCAAAATGTCCAAATGGGGGTTGTGATGGAACCGAGCGCCGAAGCACTGGAGGCGGCACGTGAACTTGAAGGCTGCGATTTCAGTTCAGCATTCAAATGCTACGCATGGTTTATGCGCAGCACTGCTGGGTATTCCTGCCCGAGTCACCCGGTCGATGGAGGTCGCCCATGAACGGCGCCCTCGCGGATGTGGGCGCTACGATCAGCGACCACATGGACAACATTCTTCGCCTGTTCAAACCGGGCGCAAAGATAGCGGTCGTCGTGCGCCATCCCGGCTTTCCGGAGCGAGATCTGGTGATGACCAACGACGCGATCGCCGAGGTTATTGCCTGCCTGGAGAGACGCGCCGCCAGCGAGGCGCGGCGATGACCGGCGCTTGAGCACCACCCCGTCGCCGGGGCACATCTTGGCGACCGCCACCTTCGCCTCAGCATCCCGAAAGACGATGCCGACGATGACGGTGGGGATCATGAGACGCCCTAGCCCTCGACCGCTACCGGACGGCGGGAGTTGAGGTGGAACGGAAGCGTATTGCCCAACGTGTCGGCGAGCTAAGAGTTTTACGCTTACAGATCGGTAACGATCCGGTCGAGGGCGCCAACACTATCATTCAAGACTTGGCCCATAATATCGCAACAAATTGGGCTGATTATGAGGAATATGAGCCATGATCGCACCCGACCACGAGCCGCCGCCGATGGTGCCGAGCGCCCGTAACCGTGTCCTGGTCGCGGGATGCTTCACGCTGCCAGGATACCACTATGAGGTTTGCCGCGCCGCTGAGGCCGTGAAGCTGATTGAACAATCCTATCGCGACGGATGGAACGCCGCCCTCGCTTCGCAACAGCCGATTATCGGTGTAGTGAGAGCTGGCGCAGCGTTGAGTATGATTATCAAATGGATGCCACGCGATACAGTATGGACGGTCGCTGAAGCGAAGCGAGTCCTTGCCGCGCGGGGAGTAAAAGCATCCGCAAAAGAAATTCACAATGCGATTGGATACATGAACCGCAAGGGCATAATTAAACGGATCAGCTACGGACACTATGCGGAGATTGGAGACATTCAATGAACGTCGTCAGTTGGAAGCGAGGCAAGCACCGACCCTTTGCGATGCAGATGCTGCGCCGCTGGAGCCCGATTTACAACAAAGCTAGAGCCATCGACGGGAATGCTGAGCGCGACCAGATAAATTTTGACGAGGGGCGGCGTTTTGAGAGAAGAGCCGCCCTCGCCGCGCAAGCAGACGACGAAGCACAACGGCGAGCGATCATCGAGGACGCTTGCGACCGAGCGTTTGGGCCGGACGACGACGCAACCAAGTAAACAGGAGAACTCGGATGAAGCACACCATGACTGCAATCACGATGCTAATGCTGTCGTCGCTGCCGTGTTACGCGAGCGACATCGAGGATAGGTTGTCCGAAGTCGAGCGTAAGCTGGACCTAGTAACTGCGCCTTGTGGTATTTGGATGCAGCAGCATACCGCGTTTCTTATCGCCCGCGCCGCGACGCCTGCCGACCAACGACAGAAACTAATAGAGGTACAAGCGGCGCGTAAGGTAGCTTGTGACAAACTGAAGTAACTCAAAACAAAGGAACTCGGATATGGAACAAGTCAAGCGACTGCCGCCTAAGGCGGTACTGACCCACGAGCAGGAGACGGCGCTGATCGAGGCGCGCATCGCCTTCATGACGCAATGCCCCTTCTTCTGTTACTACTATTACGACCAGCTTAAGGAGTACCCGACGCTCGCGATACCGACTGCTGCGACCGACGGCAAGCGGGTCTTCTTCAACCCGGAGTATTTCTCCAACCTCCGACCGGCCGAGAGATGTTTCGTCCTGGCGCACGAGACCTACCACGCAGTGTGGGGGCACAGTAAGCGCGTCCGGTACTACCACACTGAGGGGACCATCGAGGGGGTGCCATTCATCAAGGACCTCTTTAACATCGCCGCCGATTACGTCATCAATGCTGACCTGATCGAGAACAAAATAGGTCTGTGCAACCCCGAGTGGCTGTACGACAAGTCGATATCGGGCACCGACAAGATCGAGGACGTCTACGTCAGCCTCTTCCAGAGGCTGCCGCCGCCGGTCGAGGGCCAGTCGAAGCCGTGCGAGGAGGGCGAGGGCGGCGCCGGCGCGGACGATAAGGAAGCCAACGACGAAGCTAAAGAGAACAAACCGGGTCCTACTACCGGTAGTACCAGCAAGTACGGCAAGGGGTCTCAGCCCGACAAGAAGGCCGCCGCTAATGGCGGCCGGTTCGACGAGGTAGAAGAACCCTATGTCGACCCGGCGACCGCAATCCCCGACGAGATCGACGACATCACCCATCGGGAAGCCGTCGCCCGTGCCATGTCGGCCGCCAAGGCCATAGGCGACGTACCGGGCTTTATCGAGAGGTTGGTCGAGGAGATCATCAACCCGCAGGTCAACTGGCGGGAACACATCAGGATGGTCCTGACGGGCAAGCTGGGGTCGCGGCGCGAGACGTGGCTGCGGCCCAACCGCAGGCGGCTGGTTCTCAACCCGATCGTCTACCTTCCCGGCAAACGTGGCAACGGGGCCGAGTTGGTCGCGGTATGGATCGACAATAGTGGTTCTATCGGTAAGGCCGAGTACAACGCCTTCTTCTCCGAGATCGGCGGCATCCTGGTCGACTGCCGGCCTAAACGTCTGTTGGTGGGTTGGTGCGATGCGACCGTCCGAAGGACGGAATGGGCGTCGAGCCTGGAGGAGTTCTGGGACGCCGCCTACAAGCCGACACCGGGCGGCGGCGGGACGTCGTTCATCCCGCCATTCTATTGGATGCGGGATAACGATTTGTGGCCGGAGACCACGGTGTACCTGACCGATGGCTACGGCCCGTTCCCGCCGAAGCCCGACCACGACGTGGTGTGGGCGATGACGACTGAGATCGTGGCGCCCTTTGGCGAGACGGTACGCATTCACGCCTAACCATAAGGGGGCCGGCTCGACCGGCCCCCCACCCTCTCGGAAGGAACCATAATGTCAAACTGGATACCCTCGCCCGATCACATCGAAGGGTTCAAGCGGGCGGTCAACGCCCTGATGCAGAACCGCGTCAACGCGATGGAGGTCGGGTTCCCGCTCGACCTCGATCAGGTCCTGCTTGTAACAACTCCCCCATCTCTTGCGGATCTATTAGCTTTGGGCCTCGACTCGCTCAAGGAAACCAACATCCTCTGCTTCGAGATCGGGCCGGATCAGGGCGCGTCGCGGCGGTGCATCGTGAAAGTGTACCTGCGCCACGAGGTGCATTACGCCTGGAAGCGGCAGACCCAGCCCCGCTACAAGGCAGACGACCCGATCTACTTTAACAACGCGCTGGACCTCGACACCCACGACAAACTGATCAAGTGGGTCGATAGGTCGGTCTATGAGCGCCGGCTCGCAAGATTGGTCTCGCTGACCGTCGCGGACTTCCTGCGGCACCGCCCCGAGATATCCCTCTATCACATCGCGGCACGCTGGCCGGCGTGCAAGATGCTCTTCCCCCGGGTTCATGAGCAGCTAAGCGGGCGGCACCGCAACATCTGGGGCGACCACGGCAGTCAGCTCGGTAAAAACCTGCGGCGCTGGGAGTGGCCCCTGCGAGGCGAGGAGGCGGAGTGGCACGACCAGTACCGGCGGCGGATGCGCCTCTGCGAAGAAGCCATGCTGTCGGCGATCACCTTGCCGCCGGTCGAGTACAAGCCGATGAGCGTTCCAGTTCA